TCCCTTAGTACTCGTCGCACTTCGCGGAACACTTCAACCATCTTGGCAACGTATTCTTCCGGCGTCTTTTCAAGCCCTAACTGCCCATCAACGCCATAATCACGCAAGCCCCAATAAGGTGGCGACGTAATGCACGTTTGTATGGAGCAATCGTCCAGCTTTTTAATTACTTCCAGACAATCGCCAACATGCAGGCTGTAGGGTTGCGTCATGAAAACCACTGAAAAGAGCCGTTTCTGCTCAGGTAGTTGAATGCGTCCGCTGCCGCGTCCACTTGGTCATCATGCTGACCAGTCGGGAAGCTGCAAAGCTCATCGATGAAAGCCCTGTTCCAGTCGCCCCGCTCAAGCTCCACCAGGCCAGCCTCACAGGCTGCTGCAAACGGCATGGCTCGCACTTCTTTGGAGCCTGTAGGACGTGCCGAAACGGTTGCAAAGCCTGCCAAGTTGATCTTGTCCTGCTCCACTTGATCGACCCCCGCCGCTCCGGGGTCTTGTGCCAAGTGAACGATTGTCTGAAGCCCGTCTATTTCGGCGGTTTGTCGCTGGATGGCTCGCCGTTGGGCTGGTGACCATTGCCCTCTAACCACGTGGGTGATTCTGTATCGATCACCGATTCGGCACATTCTGACACCACAGGTGTAGTCTCCCGCTCCCGGCGTGGCTGCTGTATCGTAAGCGCGGCAAGCCAGCCCTGAGCTATTGCCCCCGTCACTAATAGGCAGCCAATCGTGACGGAAGAAGCCACCAGATCGAGGAGAAGGTCGCTGTTGATAGAGGGCTGAGAAAGCATAAGAGCCGATGGCCTTTTTAATTCGGTCAAAGTCTGCGACATTATAACGGTCTGGCCAGAGTGCCGCCCCCGGCTGTCGTCCGAGCGTATCACCTTCTTCGGCAATCGCTGGCAGGCTCACCACATCCCACTTTTCGCCGCCGTTGTTTGCTTCTTCCAGCAGTTGGCCCGCAAGGTCGAGCGAGTGCCAGCGGGTCATTACAAGTACAATGGCGGCACCGGGGTGTAACCGCGTGTAGAGGTCGTTCTGATACCAGTCCAGAACTCTTGCCCGGTATGTCGGTGATTCAGCCTCTTGGCGTGACTTAGTTGGGTCATCGATCACTACCAGGTCGGCACCATAGCCTGTGACCCCTGACCCGACACCGACCGCATACAACCCGCCGCCATGCACTGACGACCACTGATTCTGTTTATTTGAATCGTTAGCGAACTGAAAGCCGAACCGGCTGACCAGCCGCCTTGTTTGTCGGCTGAATGTACAGGCGAGGCTGTGGTTATAGGCCCCGACGATGATCCTCTGCGTTTGATCGACCAGCAGCCGATACGCTGGATAATGGATGGTTGCCTGTTCGCTTTTCCCATGCCTGGGCGGCATGAAAAACATCAATCGGCTGATTTCGCCCTTAGTGACCGCATCCAGCGATAGCCGAGCCTTTGCCAGATGTCGCGGGTGCCATTGAAAGTTTGGCGTTGCGACATTGAGAAAGCGATTAAGCCCCCTCGGTATCAGTTGGGTCTGCGGTGTCGCCTTCGTTATCAAGATTTGACCAATCAACTACCGGCGAATCTACCTGCTCAATCGGGGTCGGCACCTTGCCATCAATCCGGTCAAACACTTCTTTGATGTGCTGAAAGCTGCCGCCCTTGGCTTCTCTGACTAACGCCTCGATGATTTCTTGCAGATCCCCGGTGCTTTCAAGGTGTTTCTGCAATTCAGCAGCCATCCGCCGCCCCTTACTGTGTCCTGCTGGATTACCAGACTGACCGGGTTTAAAAGCAGTTGGCAAAAGATGTTCAAATTTAGGATTTCGATTTGCCATGATTGCATGCGATATGCCTGCGCTCATGCCTGTAATCAGGCATTACCCGCCAATTCGCTTCTGTAATCGCCCTAAGGCCGCATCCGAATCAATCGCCTGATGATTCTGCCGCCATCGGCCCTTGCGTCGCTGCATGGTGGCATTACGCTTGATTCTGGCCTCTGCTATCACAGATTGAAGTGAGAGCATCCGCTGTTCCCACTTTGCCGAGGCTTTCAGAACTCTGTCAAACTTCTTATCGGCTCGCAGGCACTTCAAGCAGATCGACGGCTTCAGCTTCTCAAGGCTTCGGCCATTGTCGCAGACGCCGCAGGGCTGCGTTGCTGCTGATTCGTGCCATTGTCCGTCAGGTGGCATCAGGCCAATCACTTCGACTTTTTGCCCGCCTAGATAGGCTTTGATTTGGGCTTCGGCGCGTCGGATAATGTCCGACTCGGCCATCTCTAATTCAGATAATGAATCCATGATAAAAGTAGCTTGACAAACATTTTTTTGCGTTTCAATGCCAAATAAAAAAAGTTTTATTTGTTTGGGAAACTAACGACTTCAGCCTGTTCAATTTCACCCCATTTGTGGAACCGCTGCGGCTCCATTGGTGTGACTAATTCTTCGTAAATTTCTGAGATCATGAAATTCCCGTCATCCTTGCAAATAGCCGACACCACCCGCGTAACGAGTTTGTCTGGGTGTCGGTATTGAAAGTTGACGAATTTCTTGGTCGGCATGGTGCTATTATAGCACAGTCTCAAGCGTGATTTCGACGCCCGGAGCCTCGTTTGTATTGCACCAATGTTTCTGGCAGAATCGTTCCGTCACCTGACAATCATCCTTATAGACAATCCCGGTTAAGGCGTCCTCGGTGCATCTGATCAGCTTTGTCAGGTCAGGCTTCTGGATGTGATGTTTCGGGGCGGTCTCTTTGATCTTGGCTGCGTTTTTGCCGCTCCCGTAGTGGCACTTTGGCCGGGGGAAGTAGAAGTCAATTGACATTGCCACGGCTTCAGTTGTCAGCTTGGCCCCGGCGTCGGTCATGGCCTGCTGTGCATGTAGCGACACAATCGACTGCCAAGAGGTTTTCCGCTTGGCCGTGTCCATCACAATGATTCTGCCCGTTTTGGGGTGGGCAAACGCTTTCTTGCTGCCGGATGGGCTGGCGATGCCTGGGACAAAAAAAGAAAGTTTCATTTTTATCTCCCCCGTTTTATGGCTTGCATGTACATCACCACCAATGCCGCCATCATGCCTGACAAGGTAAAACAGGCCACAGCGGCGAAGATTGACAGGGTTGTTTCAGGCATCTTTTCGCATCCCTTCCAAGCCTTCACCAATCAAAATCTCTTCTGATCTGAACTTGTCTTTTGCAATAAATTCCAGCCGCTGAATCTCGCGATCTACATACCACCGTGCCTTCCGCAGGTCTTCAATAGCATCGCCCTTTTCACCCGCCCGCCAAAGGTACTTGATTGCATTGCCACGGCAGAAATTGAAGTGTTCCGTGATTTCAATGCACTCTACGCCTGACGGATGGCTTTTGTAGTGAACTGGGTTGATGGCGTCGCTCATTCTTTAGCCTCCTCTTTGGTCACGAAATTGGTTTCATTATCAGACAGTTGTTCGAGTTCACAGGTGCAGAATTTAGGCTGATTGCCGCAGTTTGGGCATTCGAGATCGTCCAGTCTGTCTCTCAATCGCTCAACCTCCGCCACCAGTGCCAGCACCACGGCAGGATTAGCGGCGGCCATGAAATTGGCGTCCTGCTCCTCAGGCAGCGGCAAGGAACAGTCAGTATATTCATCGTCATTCCACGGGCCGCCGTGTTTTTGGGCGTATCGCAGAAGACTTGCAAGCCCCTGCCGATTCCACGGCCCTTCTGTTGCCGCCTCTGCCTTCTGTCGCAGGTTATTCAGTAGTTCGGGCGTGATTTCAATGCTCATTTCTCCACTCCCATTTTCTCAGCGGCCCATGTCTGAGCATGTTCAAGTGTTTTGAACTTACCGGCTGCGTACCAACCCGTTGTATCGATCTTGGTTTCGCCGCCAATGTCGTCCATTAAATAACCGACATACACCCAAAAGGGATGATTGCTCTCTTCAATTACCTGAATCATAGCCCACTGGTCGCCATACAAAGCCATCCAGAGCTTGCCGTTAGTTGTCCATGTGAGGGTCATCTTCACTCCCCCCACACTGGAACAACCTTTTTGTCGATGCTATCGCCGATAGATTCCAAAGCATCTTCTTTTGTGAAATACATGCGATATTTCGTACTACCCATGATCCCTCTGGATCTCGCCTCATAATCAGGCTCTCCGGCGGCAATCACTGTCCAGAGTGGTTTGCGTTCAGGCTGAGGAGTCTCCCCGGGTTCGTTTAGCTGCTTTGCGGCATCGTCAAGCTCTTGCTGGAGAGCGGTGACTATCTCGTGAGCAACGCTTGTTAGGCAGTCATTTACAATCAAAATAGCCTGCTCAATTGTGGTTGTTTCGTCGTGAATCGCATGATATTTGATGCTGAGCGAGTTTAGCGTCTCCTCATCAGCTTTTATGTTGCGATATTGCTCAAGTAGCTCTTTCATTTTCCCCTCTTTTTCTGCTCTAGTTCTCGTCGCCTGTTGCGTTGTTTCATCGCACACGACACACATCGGGTGCTACCTTTCGCCACAATGCACTTGCAATCAAGGCACTTGCCCTTCTCGGCACGCTCTCGGCAAATCTGACAAGTGCCTGTTTTGTTATAATTTGACACCGGGATTCCGCAGATACTGCACCCGTAAAGCGTGTGCGAGGCTTTGGTAATCACCACCAGCTTTTCTTCGACCGTCTCATATCGACCAGCCAGAGCGTCTTCAAAGTATTTTCTGGCTGAATCCTCTGACACATTTAGTTCGGTAATCACCTCAGCAAACGCCCGGCGGATCGTGTTCCGCCTGACTGCTGCTTGGAGTTTTTCAATGTCGCTTCTCAGCTTGTCCATCTCTTCTTGCATTTCTATTCCCTCTCATATTTTTCGGGCATCCGTGCCCTCTTGCGGTATCGCGCAATCCTTTCCCGCCGCCTCTGCCTTCTGTCGCAGTTCGCTCAAGAGGGCGGGTGTGATTTCAATGGGCATTGTTTTTCCTTTTCTGTTCCATCTCTCGTCGCCTGTTGCGTTGTTTCATCGCACACGACACACATCGGGTGCTACCTTTCGCCACAATGCACTTGCAATCAAGGCACTTGCCCTTCTCGGCACGCTCTCGGCAAATCTGACAAGTGCCTGTTTTGTTATAATTTGACACCGGGATTCCGCAGATACTGCACCCGTAAAGCGTGTGCGAGGCTTTGGTAATCACCACCAGCTTTTCTTCGACCGTCTCATATCGACCAGCCAGCGCGTCCTCAAAGTATTTTCTGGCTGAATCCTCTGAGACGTTTAACTCACTAATCACCTCGGCAAATGCCCGGCGGATCGTGTTCCGCCTGACTGCTGATATGTCCCTTTCGTAAGGTTGCCATGCTGCCTGAGCCATCAACGCACCTCAATCGTTATACCGGCCCGTTTGGCGTCGGCTTTAGCCATCTGGGCAAGTTCAATTGATTTGGCCACCGCAAACGATTGTTCATAGGTCAGGCGGTTGCCGGGCTTGTCTGTCAGGTCATTAATAATCCTGACCAGCCGATCATTGGCGTGGATAAGCTCAATATGCAGTGACTCATTCACGGTCATCAGATTGCCCTTCCGCTTTCCAGAATTAAAGCCACCGGGAATGACCAGCCGCGAGTCGTGATTGCCTTGTCACGATTGATCAGAAAGTTATTGGCCCTGCCAATTTTCTGGCATTCGATCAGCCTGGCGGCCTTCAGTTCCTCAATCACCCGCCTAACGGTGGTCGAGGTCTTGTCAATCCTGACGGCCAATTCTTCAATGGTCGCCATCGGGTCGCGATTGATTTCGCAGAGGACTTGCACATATAAGCTAATCACGATTCGACCTCAATTTCCTTTTGGTGAATGCTCTTGGCTTCTTTAATTAAATAGACGCGGTGAAAATCGTCGGGGCGAATGGTGAAATAGGCGTTATTGCGGAAAAGAACGTCAATCGATGCGATGTCAAACGCCTTGCCTTTGGCGTCACGTCGATATTCGATTTTTACAACCGTACCAGTCATTACTGATTCTTTGGCCCGGATTGTGTCGCCGACTTGAAACCTGTTGATCATGACACGCCATCCTTTTTTGCACTGTTGAGCTTCTTTTCCCTGATTTCTGACCTGTTTACTTGCACTTTCTCTGATGCTCTAA